ATAGCTCCATGTATCGGTGCCAGTACATGTTCTTGTTGACGCCGCTGCTGCCATAATAGGGTATCTTAAAAACGGGAGAATCAAGTTCTATATCGGCGGCCGAGTTGAAGTTCGAGGGGGTGCCGTCGCGGCCGCCTATCTGATCATAGACTGTACCATTGTAAGTATCCAGAGGATCCGAGCCCATCATCCACCACGACAGAAGATTAGCTGTGGGGCCGGCGTTCTTTAAGTTAACTCGTTTGCCGCCCCCATAAATTTCGGATATTTCTGTGGTTGATAAGGCTTTGTCCCAAACGGCGACGTCACACATGTTGCCGCCGAAGGCTTCCACGCTGCCTCCATAATCTACTCCGATGTTGCAACCATGACCGCTACCGATGGCGTCGGGAACAGAGGGTGTCGTGACCGAGTCGGTGGCGGCAGCGCCATCGACATATAGAACTATTGTGCCAGCTGTGCCGCCGGTATACGTGACAGCAACGTGATACCAGACGTCTTTATTCAAACCGCCGGTGGCGGTGGCAGCCTGTCCCGGGGTGCTGCCGCGCATATAATACTTAAGATTATAAGTGCTATAAGGCAACGAAGAATAATCTATCATGAAGGTACGGTCCCAGGCAGCAAAATCCAATATCACTCCGTAGCCGATTCCTTGTCCTGTTGTTCCATCTGCTTTAATCCAGGCAGAGATAGTAAAAGCTTTTGCGTCAGCGCCGGCGAGTCCTACTAGAGGATTCCAAACAGAATCGGCACCAATATCAATCTCGCTGGGGTTATCGCCATCGAAGAGCATGGACTTGGCAAGAGGGGTGTTGGTATCTACGGCAGGGGCATGGAAATGCTTCCAGGGACGCGTCCGGGGAGTGTTTGAAGAGCCAATCTGGCGCCTTGTAAAAGCGGTGTTAGTGAAGAACGAAGTTCCGGCTGGGAACTCGTCTGGAGAGGCCTGGGCAGTCTTGTCGGCCGCCATATCGCCATCGATACGGCCGGTCGGATAGTTGGTGTCTGATTTGGCCAGGAACGGGAACTTGCGCTGATACTTTGGGCGTTCGAGGATATGATTCTCAATAAGAGTGCGGACATCGGTCGCAACGTCCGCTGAAACTGGCGCGAGTTGTGTTAGCAAGACCGAAAGGGAGCTATCAAACCACTTGTAGTATTCGTAGAACTTATCAAAGTCCAGTTCTTTGTTTTCCACCGTTTCGAAAAACTTTTGGCGCAGGAAATCAATTGATTTGTATTCGGGGCGCCATTGGTTAACTGGATCACCGATTAAGTTATGAAAATCGTTCAGGGTGGCAAAATAATTGATCATCTCTTCCGAAATAACCTGATACATGCTCTTCTCAAACGCGAAAGAATAATTTGTCGGTCGGGAATCTGACGTAAACACATCTTGATCCGTCGCGTTAAGGACTTGGATCATTTCTTCGCTCTTAAGATTCTCCGGCAAGTTTAGCTTGGACGAGATAACAAAGTCTTTCTCGATAACCGTGGTAGACGAGGTGGCAAACAAATCGCCGCGGGCAGTATACTGCGGGTTTATTATCTTGCCTAGGGCGCCGTAGGAGGCCGTTAGAGCGTTAGTTGAGGTGATGAGTGACCCGGAAGTAAGGTCGGGCACCGTAAAGCGTCCTGCGGCGTTTGAGCCGGTGTTGGTGAGGAACTCCCAATTGAATACCAGAGTGTCGGCTTTTTGGATATCTCCATAAGAGGAGCTAGGGTTAAAAGGATAGGCAAACCAATGGGGGTGAGTTGTACCAAAATTTTGTGTGTCTAAGATGTGACCGGCTAAAGCCTCATTGTCTATGTAATCTAACCAGAAGCGGCATGCGTTAACTTTAACATCCGAGTAAGACAGAAGGCTGCCGGTAAAGTTAGTTCTGTGGGCGCCCACGTATACGCGGCGGCTGCCGGTTATAAAGTGAAGAGGGACATCCGTCACCGTCTTAGAAACAGTAAACTGCTGTAAGATTTCCCCCGAGTCCCCCTGTACACCGTGCAATTCGACCGTATAACTACCAGTCGTGCGCGGGGGGCAGCAGACTGCACCGTTCACCAAAGAAGAAAGAGGATATTTTTCCGGCTTGATGCGCACAGATAGATTCCAACGAGTATTATTATAGACATCCTCGTACAATTGGGATGTAAGGTATGGTACTTTGCCGCGGGGGCTAGAGCTGGTGACCACAAATCGTACATTGTCCGAGGCGACTTCGTCGCGAACTGCGTAAACCTGGAAGTTTACAATGTCCCTGGTGGCCCACGTGGTGTGACTAGGGCTCGATGCCGCGTGGACTGCTTGGACTCCGTGGACGCCGAAGAGTGATGAACTAATGGTATTAGTGTCTATGTAAACGTCGTCAGCCGGGACAGATTTAAGCGGGAACAATACTTCAGATTCAAGAGTAATAGCATGCCCATCGGCCAAAGCCGCACTAGCGGAAAGATAACCAGCCGACTGGCTGTTGGAGGGGTCACGGTAGTTATAAACAACACCTGATTTGTTGTCGCCGGTATTGAAGTTTACAAACCGATCTGCGACAGCAACATTGCGGCGGTTATTACGTAACTCAAACTGGACATCGTTGGCATACATGTTGAGCTTCACAAGTTCGTCGTCGATGCCAAAGCATCGAATCAGGTTCCGGAAAGACTTTTCAGTACCCTTGGACTTAAAAATATAAACAAGATTGTTGTAGATATTCTTATAGATAATGTTTTTAATTTCTTCGAGTGGTTTCTCAAAGACCTTGTCTTCGCTGCGGCTGGCAAGCACATTAAGAACATCAGCATCCAAAAATATCTCCGGCGTGACGAGGCCGGCGGAATTCAGAAGTCTTTCCGCAAATGGTAAAGGTTTATTGCTTCCACTTATATACTTCACATCCTTGATGGTATTTAAATCTTTTATCTGCAGATGAAGGGTGTCAAAGTAACTGGAAATGATCTGTGTCAGTTTTCGCAGTTCACCGTCGCCGTCGTTATCTTCTTCAATAATCCACGATGGAAGTGTATTGTAAATTGAAGCATTATTGTTGACATCATATGATGAGCCCGTTGCTTCAAGGACGGTCGTCAACGATTTCACGCTAGCGTGCTGAGGATATATAATGGGATCTTTATACTCTAGAGTGGCGGCGTTTGATAGAACGATGGCTGAGCCAGTGTTCCGGGCCAGAGCAAAGTTACCTGCTGTGATTGCCGGACATGTCCAGGCACCGTTTGAGAAGCGGCCTGAGTAATCTAAAACCGTACTGTCAACAGAAGCGGTATTCGTAATGCCCTCATTAAACTTAAAGTAGACGCCCAGATCTAAGTTGGCGCTGACTTCGGTCTCTATAAAGGGCTCGGGGTCGGTATTGACACCACCTCCAACTTGGGTGAACCAAAAACGACCAATTTCCTGTCCTGTCCGTTCCGTCTTCCAAAATCGGAATTCATCCAAAGAAGCTGAAAGCTTACCAGCGTAGGCGCCGGCCGTGGTTGGTTTGGCGGAGCGTCGGCTTGGTTGTGTTACCAGCGCACCAATATTAGCGCGAAGGTCGAGGCCGGAGATGTTCTCCAGGGTGCCCTTGCCACTCGCAGAAACGTGCTGCTCTAGGTTGAGGCGCCCGTCTACATAAAAACGAGTAGTGACGGCACTGTCTTGCTTTACAGTAACCGCATAATGATGCCAGAGGTTATCCGCAACCGAGCCAGTGGTCGTAAGGGTAGTGGTAGCGATTCTTTGTTGAAAAAACCCTGTCGAACCAGAATAAAGAGTAAGCAGGAACGGAGACTCGCCCACAGCGAGGCCGTCACGGCGACCTGTTGCCGAAGTTAGCTCCAAGCGAAGGCGCGCATAATTGGTAGCAGAAGCAGTAACACCGTTCCAGAGATCAAAAATAACCTCTTTCTGGGTCTTGGCGTCATCGAATGCCTTTTTCTTAAGCCAAAACTCTAACGAAACGCCTCGTGAATTAACATTAAGAGCGAAATTGGAGGCACGGTTCTTGGAAGGCTCATAATAATTAGACCCAGTAAATTGAGCGCGATAGGGCGCGGTGCCATTAGGGTTTTGATTGGGCCCTCCCTTTACATAAATGTATTCATAATTGGCGCTTGAGGCGGGAATGCCATATCCGTTGGCCGTTAGAGCAGAGGGGGTGCCCCATCCTCCGGCAGCAAAGTTAATATAGCCATTTGTTCGAGGATATCGATCGTTGTAAATATAGAGATCAAGATATGTGGATTCGTTTTCCCACTCTAATCGTTCTTTGAGAGACCCATCATAAGGGAAAGTATTATATATTCGCTGAATTGCTTGCGTATAATAATCTTTAGCATTTCCGTAACGAGCGAACCCCTGCGGAACCGAATAATCGGCGTGGGGAATATAACGTTCCTCCTTAATAATCTCCTGCTCGTGGAAACCTACTGATTCAACTTGAGAGGATATTTTTTGGGCGGTGGTGCCTGCTAAGGATTTAATATTTGATGCTACATCAAAATATTTCTTAATGCTCATATCATTCTAATTATTCTTCAACTCTAAATTTAAACGTCTGAGGCTGTTCTTGCCAGTCTCCTATACTATCATTATAGTAAGATAGGTTAACCTCGTACATATAACCAGCCTCTAAAAGACTCATATCTAGATCAAAATAATTACCTCCCTTGTCATAGGATAAATACGTGCTGTTCCGGGAGCCTGTGCCGTACGGAATAGCATTCCAGTTGTCGGTCACGCGGCGGACGTTAAAGGACGCGCTTGGAATAATCGATGTTGGATTATTCGTGGTGGCCACCGTATACACAGTGGGGCTCCAGTTCTTGTTGCGGATGAAAAATCTAAATCGCGCGGAGTCTTGGCGCGAGTACTTTTTCTTTAAATTTGTACAGCTGGTAACCCTATTAAATGTGGGGGCTTCCTCATAGGTGGGCATTTTTTCAGGATAAAACGAGCCGGTGAAGTATTGGAGTGCGCTTCCGCTATGCCAGACATCGTAAACCTTTTGAAGAGGAGTGGCTGCAGCCGTTAGCGCTACCTCACACTTATAAATGCCGCGGCTGACATAGCTTGCTGTCACATTGGAAACCAAATTTTGTAGCTTCAGTTTCGCTCCGGTGGGTGCGGTCGCGGAGCCGGAATAGAATGACACGCGGATATTGCCAGTTCCGACCTTGGGGATATTAACAAGGCGGCCGCGAATATAGTTATAAAGATAAAGTGTGTTCAAGTTATCTGCAGCAGGGGCCAAGGAGCTAGAATATAAGAAATTCTCTCTATCGTCCTTAACACGATCATCCCAGCGCGCTTCAATAGTGGGTCGCTGGAAGAAGAACTGAGTCGAGCGGGCGAAAAAGCGTTTAGTATAATAAGACTGCGTGGCGCCGAGCGTGTTTTGTAGAACACTGCCGCTATCTGTACCTAGGGAACTAGAGAAATAAGCCTCCTGAGATCCTGTAAGATGAATACCCAGGCCATAGTTAGTTTGTGATCCGGCGATCCATCTCTCCACTAGATTGCTAATATCAACTTCAAGATTTTCAAAGCCCAACGGAAAATTCACATTATAGTTATTGACCGTACGGTAATCGCCGCCGGGGGTCGCCCAAGAGGAGGACGCATTGGGCTTAATCCAGTTGGCGGTACCGATGTCCTTATAGTTGTCCATGTCCAAGCCGGTGCCCTCTGTCCAAGGCTTGGCCACAGGAGCCACAATTAAATTAAAGTTTTGTGGAAGAGTAAATGGTGTGCGAGCATTATATAGCTTTAAGAAGAAAGACACACTGCCGGAGGATCCGAGAGTCCCTGCGGTGCGATCCGAGGACATCTGAGTAATTGGGAAGTCCATCAAGATGCGGGAGAGTTCTTGAGATTGACCATTAGAACCCGACTCCTGCCCGTAAATAGAAAAGACTTCGAGTGCGTCGGCATAACCCATATTGGACCCAGTTCCTCGCGTGACTAAATCATCTTCATAGGCATTAACGATGGTTGTATCCGCACTCGCAGTATAACGTAGAAGAGCCATTACCTGATTGCTCCCTCGATGTCAATATTAGGAAACTTAAGCTCAAAGATCACGTTCTTCTGTGCCAAGATATAGCGGCCGTCTACAGTAAGATTCTTTGTAAAATCATAACTAACATTAGAATATGTTGCTCCGGCGCGGGGAGTAATACTTACCTCGTAAACGTCTACGACGCCATCTACCCGCTGTAGGACTTTATAGAACTCAGTTATCAAGATAGATTCTCCAATGTCATATTGATTTCGCAGCAAATACTCCCGGATAGCTGCATTCGCCTTATTTAAAACTGTGTACCGATTAGCGTTTAAATCTAAAGCTAGTGTATATTTAATTCCAAAATTCACAATGGCGGCATCGAGAATATCAACAGTATCATTGACCATTTTATATTGTAAAAGCCAATTTCTTAAGTTGTTCTTTATAGTAACATTGGCAGCTACCAACTTGTCGCTAGCGTTTTGAGATATCACATAAATGTTAAGATTCCTCTTAAGCTCATCAAAATCCCGAAGGACGGCGGCGCGCTTAATGGCGCCATACTTGTCTGGCATGCCATAGCAAATAGCCTGATAATCCTGAGCTGTAACGGCTCGATTTTGAGTAGCGAAGTACCCATATACTCTTTGTTTGACCTCGTCCGCAGTAGGAAGGCTGATATCGCCGACAAAGGGCTCGTCGTTAGAGACCTCCAGGGATCCCATAACTGTGTTTCTCTGCGATTGGACCAGGGCGCCCTGACTATTAAACCTGAAAAGGGGACGATTTACAGTTATAATTGTATTTGATGCAGCGTTTACATCCTGCGTGGTGTTCGTACGGTAGGCGATTCGCAATGTTGTATTGGAAGGAGCAATTCCAAATTTATCAGTACTAATAAGCTTGGTGGGATCAAAATCTAGATCATTGGTATAAGTACGCCCGGGCAATTGAAGTACCAAATTAGATGGGTCGACTACGGATTCTGATAAGAGTTCTGACGTCGAGCCGTAACCAAATTGTAAATAAGCCTTTCCGGCCTCGCGCTCTAGTGTAAAGCGCCTGGCGACAGGGACTGCTTTAAGTAAGTTTTTGACCGTATTATTAGTATTTGAATTGGTGTTGGGGATAGCTTTATAAATCGTATTCTGAGATAAGTTCTCTACCTCATAATACACGTGACCTTCCGAATCCGTGAGGCTGATGATTTCTGCCACATTGGAGCTTTCTAAATTAACTCTTAAAAAACGCTGGAAGTTACCTACACTCACCTCTTGATAACTCACGCGGCCTGATACTGCACGTGCCTGCGAGCGAATGATGTAACTTGTAGGAGACCCGGTGGCGCTATCAATGCGGCCGGACACTACCTGATTGCTGCTTCTCGAAAAATCAACATCCTCGACGGTCGTATAGTTGCCTCCGCCCGTGGAAGAGAAGGTTGAGCCGGCTTTAAGTCTTGGCGCGTAGCTCAGTGAAGGGCCTAGGCCTGTTTGATCTGCTGGGACTTCAATATAGAAAGTAAGCACTCCGTGTGATGACGGTGCGGTGTTTAACTTATATCCGGCTTGCCGAGCGAGGCGGACGACATTGTTATATTCGATAGCACTGTCTAAAAAGGACTCGTTGCTCTGGTAATCAACGTAAAAGGATAAGATATCACCAATATACGCTACCGTATCGAGCATTAAAGACCCGAAAGAGGCTTCGTTAAAGTCCCGATAGGTGTTGGGATAGTAGCGTTTGGCATAATTTTCGAGGTCGCGGCGGATGGACTCAAAATCGCGGCTAGTATAATCAATTGGTTGTAGTTTTTTGTTACTCATGTAAGTGCCTCAGTGTCCTAATTAGGCTCCACATTAATCTGAAGGTTGCTTAAAAGCTGTAAAGGTATAATTGTAAATGTGATTCCTACCGAAAGATTGTGAGGGAAAAGGTCAGGATTGTTCTCCGGGATGGCATATTTGATGTCGTTAATCTCTATAAAAGGAAGATATATCTTTACCTGCTCGAGTATTTTCTCGGTAATACGATCATAGGTGCTCTCCGCATTCATTTCGAACAAATACGTTTTCAAACCCACTCCAAAATTAGGATCCATCATCTTCTCGCCGGGAGAGGTCAGGATCAGCATTTTCAAGTTCTGTTGGGCAAGATCAAAGAAGTTAGTATTAAGATTGTAAGCGCCAAATACTTCGCTCATTGTGAGTGGTAGCGCTACCGATAATCCCGAACTCATTAACTTCTCCTCCTAGGTGCTCAAGAAATTTCTTCTGGGTCACACTGATCGACGGTCGTTTCTCCCGCTACCGAGGGGTCTTCCGGGTGGGGCGGAGGACACGCTGGGTCTGGGGTTTCTTCGATGACGTCTACTGTTTCTTCATCAGTGTTAATTAGTCCTAATAATAAATAAATCAACCCTAAAGGTGTGGGCGGCATCATTAAGAGACCGGACACTTTCCCAGTAAAATCGATGCCGTCGCGCTTAATAGCCGGAAAGAAGTTTGGGGGGATACTTGGAGTCGATGAGTTGCCCTCTGGATCCAGGATCGCTGGCATTTCTACTGCCGCCTGCATCGACAACTCCAGGATACATAAAATAAATTTAAGGAGGTCATCTCCGTTAATCCCACGGAAGTTTTGATAAGCATCCGAGTCTTCACCTTCGGTTTCTTTAATCGTATTTTTGCGGGTCTCGTTGATAGTCTCGGCCGAGGGATTCATGGCCTCTGCTAACTCGCTAAAGCCATATCCAGTGATTTTTTTGATGAGTTTTGTAATCCCAACATGTGGATCAAGCAACTCGCATATCCCCTTCAAGATATTGATGGGCGCCATAATAAGCATCTTAAGAATAAAGTCTCGGGCGGCGCCCTGTGGATCAGTATTGGCGGCGGCCTGTGCGGCAAGCGTCGGCGGAACGCGCCGCAAGTTAGGCTCCTTTTTATAGTTATCATTATTCCGAATCGTTGAGAGCAATATTTCTAGAGCCAGGGCATTGGAACTGTAAAACGACTCGTTGATGGTTTGGAAATATTTACCAGTCAAAAAGAAGTTCTGAATGATTGGAACGAAAGCAATAAGGTCTTTATTGAAGGTAGTAGAAAAATACTGTTGGTAGGCGGGGTCGCGCGCGAGGGTTTCCATCTCGGGGGAAGTCAGCGGTTCTAGAACAAAGCCCTCCTGATCAGTACCGATCATTGCGGCCTCGGCTTCTAGAGCGGCCAGTTCGGCGGCTTCAGCGGCTTCTTCCTGGCGGCGTATCTCGGCCTGGAGCATCCCCAGGCCGCGCATGACATTGCGTATGAGTCCTCGCGCTCCAGGTCGAGTGATTGGCAGGGTGGTGCCTACTTGGTACGATATGTTAGTTCCAAAAAGCTGATTATGAAGGGTCACGAATCGCGCGACGACGGCATAAGGTACCCACCAATAGGCTCGAACTCGATTGATATTAATTGAGGAGTCTCTAAAAACAAAGAGATCTGGGGTAGAATCACCCTCGTGTTTTTTATTCCATTGACCCGCATTTCGGCCGGCGTTCAAAAAACGGTTCTTCTGATTAACACTTGTCTGGCCCATACGTAAGTCGCCGGTGAAATCAGCTATGGTAATTTTCTCCCGCCAATCACTGGTGGTCGTCCAAAGGCTCGGGTCAATCCTATGTGCCTTCCGTAACAGGCGCCTCATGGCCCTAAGGTAAAACCACCAATCCTCACGCATTTGTGAGTTTTTGTTCCCGAGATCGCCGATGCCTGCGTAGGAGTTGGTGGAGCGCTGTTCGAGCTCGCCACTTATACCTACCGTACTTGTTCCCGAGTGTTCTAGACCAGGGATTCCCAAGTTGAGTACATCGGAGTAGGAATCAGCCACAGGGTCAGTATTGGTGAGTATGCCCGTTGCGTCACGGAGGGGGCGCTCGAGCAGGCTCTCATCCAACAAATAGTCTTGGGCCCCAACCAAGAGGGCATCAGTATAAGCTGCAGCATCGGCGAAACCTTCCGCAGTATGTAGTGGTAATAAACTCATGATCTAATTTCCAAATCCGGGGTTGCCGGAGCCAA